AGCCCTACAACCCGCGCTACACACGCCGCGCGCTCGGGTCACCTGTACACGGTCGAGGAGGAACGCGATTGGTATGCGGTGGACGGGAACGCGATCAACTGCTACCTACCAGGTACGCGCGTTAGCGGGCGTTTTATCGCCGGTTCAAAATCCCGTTACGAGGGGCCGACCGTCGAGCTGGTGACTGCTGATGGAACGCACCTGACCGTGACCCCCAATCACCCCGTGATGCGGGCCGATGGCCTCGTTGCTGCCGCAGAAATTCGCGTAGGCGATTATCTTTTGGCAAACAGCCTCAAGATCGAAGACCCGGCGCGGCCAGTTACATTGGACGATCAGGCTGTTGAACCCCTCATTGAGGAGGTGTTCGGTTCGCTGCTTGAGGTAGGCCATTCTCTCGGCACCCGGGTGAACGCTGTAGATTTCCACGGCGACGGCGCTTTCATGGACGACAAGGTCCACGTTGTACGGACCGACCGGGCACTGCCCTATGGCCGGATAGCCGAGTTCGCCGAGACGCTGAATAACCTCGCGCTCGAACATGCCGATGCGGTCAGCTCGAGCGTTACTGGCCCTCAAAGCCAGAGTTTGCTCAGTATCGACTTGACCCCGACGGGCTTGGTGGGCGGCAGCGGTATTGGCGCGCCGTTGCTCGTCGGTCATTTTGGCAGCACGGGCGAAAGCCCCTGCGGTCCGGTCATTAGTCCGAAATCCGGCACCACTAAACCACCTCATGATCACGGGTCTGGAAACACCGAGTTCTTTGGCAAGAGCTTGGACCGATACACCGGCCAGGTGGCGAGCGTGCAGGTCGTCGAGGTTCGGCGCGGGTATTTTAGCGGGCATGTTTATGACCTTGAGGAAGTTTCCGGCCTCATGGTAGCAAACGGCATAATTGCGAGCAACTGCAAGTGCACGACGAGCGAGGCGATTGTCGATGAGAAAGGGCAACCGGTCAGTAAAGGGCTTGTCGACCGGTTGCAGAAAGCAGCTACGGCGTGGGAAGAGAAGAACGGCGCCTAGTGACGGTCACTCGGTTGAGTACTAATTAGTCGTGACCGTCATGCCCTTACGAAGCGTTTTCTTAATTCGGCTTCAGTCCATCCATGTAGGCGACCGTCGTCATCTATAAGGTTGATGCTGTCGCCGCACGACTTAACTATTTCGTACTCTTTACCCTGAGTAAACCATTTTGAGGAAGCCTCAGTCCGGCGCAACAAAGTGCCTACTTCCCACGGGCGCTCCCTGAGCTCTCCAGTTTCTGCTGCCGTTGCTTTACGCTCGAACTCGATCAGCAGGTCGATGCAGTGCTTGGCCTTCTCCAGGTCAGCAATTCCGCCCTTATCGCGGAAGCGCGTGATGTACTTGATAGCCGTGTGCTGGCACGCGTCGAGCCCGTTCGCCATGCTGTATTCCATCGGCTGAATCTTGTACTTCTTGTAGTGGTCGCCGCCCACCTGCACGTCTAACGCGCTCATGCGCAATGCCCCCTCTGTTGTTTGATGAATGCCCTGCGCCGATCGATCTTGGCCTGAGCCTTGTCGAGTACCGACTGTTTGGTGTCCAGGTATTTGCCGGCAGCCGCGAGCGCTTCAGCCTTGGAGGTGAACAGGCGGCGTGCTTGCCACAGCTCGCCCTTGCTGTCCTCGGCGAAGCTGCGCAGGCCGTTCCACGCAACCTGGCCGACCTTGGTAGCCTCGCCGGTCGCCTTGCTGAATGTCCAGTAGATTGGTCCGGAGGTCATGGCCGTTCAACCTTGCGATAGCCGGCGTCGTAGAGCTCCCCGCATACCCAAGGCGCTAAGCCGCCAGCGATTTTCGATTCAACCATCTCGTTAATGCCCTGTTCGCGCTCTTCGGCCGCCAGTTGCTCGGCGGTTCGAATTGGGCGGAATTGCATATCCCGCAGGTAGTAGTGTTGCTCACCGCCCTCGGTCGACTTCAGCACGGCGTAAATAGTGCCAATGTACAGCGCCTCACCTTTTTTCCATGCGTGATCGCCGTAACGCCATTCGAACTCAAGCCCTACCGGCGGCAAACCATCCTCGGGGCCGCTCCAGGTTGGGGTAGCCGGCTTGGCAAAATATTCCCATGCGTCGCTACCCTGAGCGTAATCTTTAAAGTCGCCATCAATTGGCAGCCACTCGATTTTACCCTTCCAGGTTTTGCCGCCCCGGTGTGTGCTATCAAAGTTCGCACGCATAGCGCCGGTAGTTCCCCGCGGCGCCTTGCTCCAATCGATCTGTTCGTTCATCTCAGTAACGCCTTTTCGGTTGATTGAGCCTGTAGCCTATTCGCCTTTATGCCTACTGTCAACAGGCATAAAAAAGCCCCGGTGAAGGGGCGAATTCATCTCCCCCTTGTCGCCGGCCGGCGGGGAGTGTACCGGCTGATGCCGTTGCTACTGCGTGGCTCGACCCATTCCCTGACTTGTCCCGCCGCGTTACAGCGAGAGGCCTGTAGCTTGCCCGGGTGATGGCTGGGCCGTGATCGCAGGTTATTCGTCTAGGGGTAGGGCGTCAAGCTGTTTGATCAGCTCGCGGGCTACCTCAACCGATTGGCGAATTGTGGTTGTTGTGACCGCCGGAAGGCTGCCATTACCACACAGGCCGGCAAGGATCTGCACGGCGATGCGCTCGAGGCGCTGTTTCTGTGATTCAGGTTTGCAGGTCATAGACTTACCTCATTACCGTGGCAATCACCGAGTCTTGCACCTGAATATCCTGGGCAAGCGCCTAGCCGTTCGTGAGACTCGATCACCGCTAAATGGTCAGTTTCACAGTCAAGATAGAAATCACGCGGCCCGCCCGATGCCTCAGTCCAGCACAGGTGATATGCATAGTGGCGCCCTTCTTGATAGCTTTCGTCCTCGTAATCTTTAGGCGGAGAAGTCATGGCCGAGCGCCTCTTTCGCTAGGGTAATTGCTTTTCGAAGTTGAGTTTCGGGGTGCTCACCGTCGTACCCCCAGTCGAACCCGACGTCGGCGTCATGACGGAACTGCAGATATCGTTCGCTTGAGGCGAGTAGGTGCGCAAAGGCCCGGTTCTCGACAGGAGGTTCGTCGCCTTTCACCAGTCTGTTCCACTCGGCGATAGAGCTGCCACTTATGCAGCACTTCGAGCATCCCCAAAGCGAACCATCTAGCACCTCTTCGGACTTGGCCCCGCAACGACAATCAACTGGCTTCAAACCTGGAGGACTGTCCGGGCGCTTAAAATCGGCCGGCGCTTCCGAAATGTTAACCCCATCTTTGCTCATTTCTGCTCACTCCTCAGCACCACACCGTTCTTGCCCTCAATCAGCAGGTCTTTAACCGTGGACTGCTCAGGGTCTCGCCACACGGTCGTACCCTCCTCGCGTGCGTTCTCGGCCGCTACCCGACGGGCGCAGGCCTTGCAGGCTGCACGGACGACCTGGCCTATGCGGCCATCGGTTGATTCGATCAGGAAGAGGGGCATCAGAGCCGAGCCTCTTCAGCTTCAAGCGCCGAACGGACAAGGGCACGGACCTCATTTACCGTCCACGCTCGGTTACAAAACCAGTTGACGCCGGGGGATGGATCTGCTTGTTTGCCTAGCAGGCGCATTGCCACACGCTCGACCCTGGCGTCGAAGGCCTTTTCAGCGTCGCGCTGCGCTTGGCGTTCTTCGGAAACCCGTCGAATCTCCTCAACGGCTTTTTCAAGTGACTTCATCTCGGTAACGCCTCTATCGGTTAATGTCCTCGAAGGCTATTCGCCTTTAGCCGATCTGTCAAGGCAGGCGCATCACGATCGCTTCGAACTCGCCATCGGCGGTAACCTGAGTGACGAAAGGCAGCTCGGGCATCGGCTGAATTTCGCCAGGCTTGTAGGGCAGTCGCTGCATCACCACGACGTCGCCGCGCTTATCCATCTCAGCCTGTAGGGCCGCAATCACTTCGCTGATCAGTACCTGGACCATCTCATCACCTCATAAATTAAAAAGCCCCGCGCTTAGGGGCGACGGGGCAAGGGTGTCACAGGGAGCATTGACGTGCTAGGTGGTGAAACTGGCGGTCATGG